AGAAGACCGCAAAAACGCATGGTGGGCAACAGATTCGAGACGTGCAGTTTCGGGTCAGCTCCTTGACGTGCTGCTGGAGAAGCGGGGCGAAAAGGAACGCGCTGATCTATCAGCGGTCGAAGCGGTTCAAATGGGCCTCTTTCTCGAATCAGCAATCGGGCGGTTGTGGGAAGAACAGACTGGAATATCAGTTCGTGATCTTGACCTAGCAGGCACACACTCGACCGAGCCCTGGCTTCGCGCTCATGGTGACTTTTGGACAGGCGACAACGGTCTGTTGGAGGTTAAGAACTTTGGCGATCACCAGTTCAAGAAATACCCTGAGATGGATGAACCGTGGACGAAGCTGCCTGAGCAAGACATTGTGCAGTGCATCCATGAGGCTACCGTGTTTAACGTGCCGCACATTTACTTTGCGGTGCTGTTCGGTGGTCAGCGGTTCCGTTGGTGGCGTATTGATGTCACAGACGAGATGAGGTCAGACTTCATCCAACGCGCTGCTGGCTGGTGGGGTATGCACAAGACAGGTCAATTGCCCAGCCCTGAAAGCGTTGCACAGGCCCAGAGCATCTACCGCAAGGACGATGGCACCAGCATCATTGCTACCAAGGTGATCGAAGAATACTGCGAAGCCTTGAAGCACATTAAGGTGCATATCAAAGAACTTGAGAACAAGGAAGAGATCGCTCAGGCTCGATTGATGTCTTTCATGGGTGACAAGGCAGAATTGGTCAACGTGGCTGGTGATATTCTGGTCACATGGAAGACAGCTAAGGGCAGTAAACGGTTCAATGCCAAGCGTTTTGAGCAGGAAAATCCTAAACTTTACGAGCAATACAAGGATGAAACTGCTGGTTCTCGTCGGTTTTTAGTTAAATAAGGAGAGTAAAATGACTATTCGGATTGAAATGAAATTAACCAACGAAGATCACGCACTGCATGTTGAGGCTGGCGAAAGAGAGGTCAATGTTGTTGCTATGCGTAAAGACAAGATTGTCAGCATTGAAATGACACCCAACGACATGCGCCGCCTTGCCCGCTTTATCCTTGATGAAGTTAAGGAAACAAACCAATGAGCAATCTTGTTCCGGTAAACGACATGAGAAGTATGGCGCAAGCCATTGTTAAGTCAGGGTTTTATGGTTTTAAGTCTGAGGATCAGGTCATGGCTATCATGGCTGTGGCTCAGGCTGAGAATAAACATCCAGCAACGGTTGTGCAGGAATACGACATCATCCAGGGTCGTCCTGCCCTCAAGTCTCAGGCCATTCTTGCCCGCTTTCAGCTTGCTGGTGGGAAGGTTGAGTATAACACCTATACCGATGAAAAGGTTGAGATGACGTTCTCACACGCTGCTGGTGGTACTCTGACGCTGGCATGGACGATCAAGCAGGCTCACGACATCGGGCTTGGCAAGAAGGACAACTGGAAGAATTACCCACGCGCTATGCTGGCTGCACGGGTGGTTTCGGAAGGTGTGCGGCGTGTCTACCCTGCTTGTATTCAGGGCCACTACTCCGTTGAGGAGGTCATGGACTTTGACAAGCCTTTTCATAAGGAACCTGTGCAAATCGCTCACATGGAGCTGGCTGAGGAGATTGAGGAGGACACGACTGGTAAGTTCCCCCTCTATATCCCAGACGGTGATGGTGGTCGCAAGGTTCACATGTGGTGCGAAGAAGCCGCTTGGCCTGACGCTTATATGGATCTGACTAACCGTATCAGCGACTCAAAGAAGTTAAGCGACGATGATAAAACCTCACGCTTGATGCAACTTTCTAACGTCAATAAAGATATTTTGGAGCAAATGTAATGGCTAAAAAACCAGGTTTTGGTGCGCTGCGGATCAACGATAAGAAGCAGATCCCAACGCATCCTGATTATACAGGGTCAATTGTTTTGGCAGAGGATGCCAAGGCAGGCGACGAGATCAAGCTGGGTGCATGGAAGAACGACTACAACGGCATCAATCTCAAGCAGAACACTTGGAAGCCAGACGGGCAGCCTAAGCAGGAATATCCTCGCCCAGTGAGCAAATATAACGATGATGATCCAAATTCGGTGCCCTTCTGATGGGTAAGTCACAGCGCACCAAAGGCCATCAGTTTGAGCGCGACATAGTCAACTTCTTGAAAGAGAAAGGCTATGACGCAGCTCGAAACCTGACACAGACACGCGACAGTGGGGGCGACATCAACCTCCCCCGCTGGCTCATAGAGTGCAAACGATACGCGAATATTGGACGCGTCTATGATTGGCTGGATCAGGCAGTCACAGCAGCGTCAGGCATACAAAAACCCATTGTCATAGCCAAGGCAGACCGCAAAGAGGAGATCGTCATCATGCGCCTGTCAGACTTTATAGAGGTGATGAATGTTGTGGAAAGTCAAGCATCTACTACTAAAGTTTATAAGGGACTTGAGAAGTCCCCGCCGTCTATCTGAACGCGAGCAGTTGATGGAGCAGCTTAAAGTACTGCGCCAGCACCACAAGTCAACAAAACAAGTACACGCTCGATTGAGAGCAATTACCCACATTCAGTTGAAACAACATGTAGCGAGAGTGCCATGACAGACATTGTTGAATGGTTGCTATGGAACGCAAAAGAGCAGGGCAGTCGTTTTGCTGAAGCGGCTGGAGAGATTGAACGGTTAAGAAAATATGAAAATATTGCCAAGGTAATTGTAAATTCGGAAAAACCAACAACGCCATCGCAATTATTAGATCAATATTCTGATTGGTTTAATATATGTGATATGGCAATAAATGGTATAAAACCTGATGAATTGGAAAAAACAAGGCCACGATCTGGCAAACTTTATTTTTTTCCTGAAAAAAAAGATATTTGGCCTGTGACGGAGGAAGGCTTATGAACAAACGTCGATTTGTAACCTCTGCTATATGGCCTGACAAGCACAAAGAGATCTTGCGTGAGATGCACGAGAAGGGGCGCACCGCTCTGGAGATAGCCATCAAGCTCAACAGAACACGCAACTCAGTCATAGGCTTTATTCATCGTTCTGGTCTATCCAACAGTAGGCCAAAGAAGCAGCCACCGCCTAAAGTTGAACGCAAGCCACAAGTCGCAAAGCCTGCGCCAGTGCATAAACTATTTCCCAAACCTATCGTGGAAGTAGAGAAGCCTAAATCAACAGACGGTGTTCTGTTTGTCTTTGCAACCAATAGAAATTGCAAATACATTCCTGGCAACCCTGATGGCGCAAACACACGCATCTGCGGCAAAAGGTCTATGGCAGGCAAGAGCTGGTGTGCTGAACACTTTGCTCTCGTCTATAACAAGCAACCAGTTTTCGATATGAGGGGTCAACTACATCATGGCTAAAATATTTATCGCTACACCGTGTTATGGTGGACAATGCAACGCAATGTTTATGACGAGCTTGTTGGGCTTGCAGTCTGTTCTTGGACAAGCAGGACATCAAGCAATGGTCAGCGTTCTTGTTAACGAAAGTCTTATCACTCGTGGACGTAACGCACTTGTTAATCAATATATGAAAACAGATTGTGATTATTTGTTTTTTATTGATTCAGACATTCAATTCTATGCAGATCAAGTAATACCTATGCTTGATGCTGACAAAGACATCATCTGTGGGATCTACCCTAAGAAAGAGATCAACTGGCAGATGGTTGAGAAAGGTGTCAAGAATGGAGAAGATGCGAATAATCTTAAGCATTACACTGGGTCGTGGGTGCTTAATCTTGTCGATTATGTTAACTCTGTTACTGTTCCTGTTAACGAGCCATTAGAGATCTGGGCTGGTGGCACAGGGTTCATGCTCATCAAGCGTAAAGTGTTTGAAGAGTTGAAAGACAAAACACCGAGCTACATCAATGACGTTGTAAATCTTTCTGAACCTAATGCTCCACGCGAGCGCATTACGCAATACTTCACTGAGAGCATCGAACCTGAGACCGAGCGTTTGCTATCAGAGGATTATCACTTCTGTCGGCAGTGGCGTTTGCAAGGTGGCAAGATCTATGCAGCCCCTTGGGTTCACTTGTCTCACCACGGGACATACGCATTTGATGGAAGGTTGATGTGATGGACATTGTTGAACGGTTGCGGTTCTTTGCCCCAAAATCTGTTGCTAACCTTTATTCAGCACCAGAACAAGTCATGTCTGATGCGGCTGACAAGATCGAACGGTTGCAAGAAGCGTTGCGGGAAATGGTAAATGAAAAATGTGAATACATGCACATTAACCATCTTGGTGATCCAGAAACAACGCACACAGTTAAATTAGCCCGTAAAGCACTAGGGGAGAAAGAGTGATGGACATTGTTGAACGGTTGCGCCGTTACCGCCCAACATATGGTTGGCCCGAAGAATCATCTGTGATTGTTGAGCCGACTATGAACCATGTTGCTGCTGACGAGATTGAGCGGCTGCGGGAAGCGTTGCATCAAATAAGCCTTGCTAGTCAAAACAGTATGGACAGCAAAGAAGGATGCGGAAAGATTGCCCGTAAAGCACTAGGGGAGAAAGAGTGATGGATAGAGAAACATTTAGGTTCTTACTTCTATCCAGCACTAATATGTATCATGTGCAGCACATTGTGGCTTCTTACAACCACATCGTGCGTTCGCTCAAGAAGCGGTAACCATAGCAGTAGCGCGTTTTTGTACATCAGAGACGCGCTTACTCCATCCCTTGCCAAACGTATCCCAAGTGTTGAGCTGCTGTAAGAACTGCAACCGCTCATTGCACAGCTTGGCAACGGTGTCAGCAGGATCTAATGTATTCACCTGCTGTACAGTGCGATCACCCATTAAGCCATCAGCAGGCACGCTGGCAATGTTTTGAATGAACTTTGTAGCTTGCCGTGGGCCTGAGTTAACAGCCAAATCAAACAACGCATAGTCTACACCAGCAGGCATGTCATCACCGCGCACCTTGTCCCAGTACATGGACTTGTACAACGGAGCAACGGTATCAGGTGTCAAACCCTTCATCTCATCTGCATCAACAGAACGACCGACATAAGACTCATAGGTAGCTTTGGTCACGCCAAGATTTGTCATGCCACCTGGGTCTTTTGGATTGTTTACAAACCCACCTTCAGACCGCAGCACCAGCGCTAAACACTGTTCAAAGTTATTTTTCATTTTTAGACCCCATTGTTGGATTGCTGCTGCCAAACCAGAATGACAGAACCAGCATCAAAGCACCATCAAGCGTACCTAATACACGAGCAATCAACTCACGCATAGACGGATCAATGATGTGCGTAAAAAGATAATACTGAATGATAGACCAGCAAACGACCGTAACGTATGACAATATAGATGGCGTATAGGAGTGCGTGTTTATCGCCATGTCTCTGGCAGATGCACGATCAGACGCAGCAATCTTAACCAGATCA